CGAGAGCGTGAGCGATGCCGAGATCGCGTCGATCGCCACGCGCAGCCGCCCCGACACATCCGGCATCGACTGCCCGATCGTGCGGGTCAAGGCTTGCAGTGCCATGCGCTGCGCTTCGAGCGCCTCCACCAGCTCGCCGAGCGGCATGACCGGCAGCGGCGCGGCCTGCGAGACATCGGTCGCCGTTTTCGCGTCGTCCGGCCCCGCAAGCGTCGCTAGCCCAAGAACCTGCACATGAGCCGCTTCGCCGCTGTACGTGGCATCGCGGGTAGCGACTTTCGCGCCGGTGCCGGGGGTGTAGCCTAAGTTGTCTGTTGGCATAGCCTCAGAACGTGATGGTCACGCGCGGTCGCGCGCTGGTCTGCCCGATGTCGATGACGGTCGAGCCGCTTAGGACCGGGATGCCGCTCGCGGGCAGCGAGTAGATGCGTAGGGTGCGGGGGCGGAAGAGTTGCCAGATGTTTGCCGTGAGCGCGCGCCCTTCCAAGGGTGTGACGCTCCTGGCGTATATCCCGATGGCCGCGATGTCACCCACTAACGATTCGCTAATCGAGTCGCGCACCCGCGAACCGATCGCGATCTGCGAGCAGTTGAGCGACATGCCGTCGCTCGTACCCGACGACCGCGCACGATAAATGCCGCTGTCGAAGAAATCGGTCTCGAGCCCGTCGTAGCTTGCCCCGAACGTGCCGAACTGCCCCGCCGGTACGCCTGTAGTCGCGCTTCCCATCGTGGCCGTATCCGCCAAGTCCATTTGGACTACCGTGGTGCCGGCTGTGTCGAGCAGCGCAAGCTGCGCGCCCGCCGTGGTGGTGTTTCCTCGCGTGTGGAGGATAGTGCCCTTCGACGCGCCGGGGGCGATGCGCGCGACTGCGAACAGCGCGATGTTTCCTAGGACCGAGGGCAGGTCGAACGACTGCCCGGAGCCCGACTCGCCCTCGGCTCGCGCCGTGGCGTAGCTCCGCACCAATCCGGGCGCACCGCCGAGGCTCTGACCAAAGCTGCCGCTGCTGGTGAGCACAAGCGGCTGCTCAGCGACCGCGTCGAACCATCCGCCACCGAACGGCACGAGCAAACCTCGCAGGCCCCGCGTCAGTGGGTGCGTCCAGTCGACCGCGATCGGCCCCTGCGGCTGTCGCTTCCACCTGCGCGCGAGGTACATCGCCACGACTTAGGCCGCCGGCTTGTACGTCACCGGCGTGAACTTGAGCGTCCACGCCGCCGGGATCGTCTGGCCGGTTGCGTTGTTGTACAGGTACGCCGCGAACTCGCGCGGCACGTCGGTCGCAAAGCACCGCAGCGTCTGCGAGCCGGTCGCCGCATTCGGCAGGAACGAGCCGTAGAACTCGTTCAAATACGTCGCCGTCGGTGCCGGCGCGTCCGTCGTGCCGTCGATGTCGAGCGGGCGCAGGATCAGCGAAATCGAGGTGCCAGCCGTCGGCGCGGACGAGTAGTTCACGGTCAGCGCGAACTCGCCGTCGAACGAGTCGGCGGGCGTGTCGTCGGACAGGTCGACGTTTGCGTCGTCGGCTTGCCCAATCGCGTTGTTCGCGATCGACGCGCCGTTCGCTTCGAGCGTGATCTGCGTGCCGTAGACGCGCTGCGCTTCACCCGCCATCTCAGCCCCTCAGGATCTGCGACACGTCGCCGAGCGACACCGTGCCCTCGACGGTCATCAGGCCCGGCTGCGCGGTCGTGCCGGTGCCGGTCGCAAGCACGCGCTCGGCGTTCGTCGCGGCGCGCCGCAGGTGCGGCTGCAAGCCGCCGGTCCCCGCCACGCGATCGCCGTAGGTGCCCGGCGCGGCCGCCTCGAAGCAGTCGCGCAAGCCCTGGCGCACGTTCTGCCGGGACGGGTTGATCGCGCCGAGCTGCGACATCCACTGCCAGATCCGAGCCTTGCCGGACGTGAGGTTGTCGATCTCAGTCCAGACAAAGCCGTTGCCCATGATCTCGTCCACCTCGACGCGCGTGCGCCAGACGACGAACGGGCTCGGCGTATTGCACCAGGTCGCGACCGCCACATCGTTGCCCTGCGCGAGCGCGGTCGCAAGCGACGGCTCGGCCTGGATCGCGGTCTTGAGCGTCGCGCGCTGGGTGGGGGTGAGGTCCATGGTTTAGATCGTCCAAGTGCCCGAGACGTTGATCGTGTCGCCGTTGGCCACTGCCCGGTCGCCTTGCGTGAACAGCCCCGCGTTGATCAGCGTGCCGGTCGTGCCGTCTTTGGTGCTGTTGGTCGTCAAGAACGCACCCTTCACCGTGCCGGTCGCGGTGATTGAGAACGCCGACACCGCGCTGTTCGTGATCGAGCCCGCCGACGCCGCGTTTCCGAAAGTCGCTGCGGGGCGCGTGCTTTGCGAGTAATTCGGCGCGTTGGTCGGACCCGCTTCGGTCCAGCCAGCGTGTGAGGCCATCGTGTCGCCCGCAGCGATGGCCGAGTAGCTCACCGAGCTGATGAGGCCGAAGAAGAACGACGCGTTGTACGCCGACCCGCGAAACACCGTGTCCAGCACGAAGTTTCGGCCGACCGTAACGACCAAGTTATGGAAGTCCTCGACCCACTTCTGCTGACCGTCCGGGCCGATGCATTCGACGCGGTATTGCATCCCGATGTCCACGCACTCGGACAGCGTCGGGCGCGCGATAAGACCACCGCCGAAGGTGTCGACGATCGGAAGATTGTTTTCCATCATTGAAGTCCTACGATGTTGCCCTGCTTGTCCCGCGCCACTGGGCGCACGACACCGTTAACCCGCACGCCTACAACTTTGCCGCCCTCGCGCACCACTTCACGCGGCGCATTCAGCGTGCCGGTGACCTCGGCGAACCGTTCTTCGACGCGCTGCGCCATCATTTGCAGGTTCGCCATGATTTCCTGCGTTGCCGACGCAAGCCCGTCCACTTTGTCGGCGCCTTCCTGCACCTTCGACTGCTCGGCGCTTGTCTTGTAAGCGTCGTACTCCAACTGGCGAGTTTGCGACTGCTCTTGCGCCGCTGCGCCGGCCTGCTGCACGTACAGCTTTACCTGCGCGTCCAAGTCGGCCATGTACTTCTGCATATCCAGCCGCGCCGCCTCGATCGCTTGCTGCGTCTGCAAACGCATCTGTTCGATGCGCTCGTCGGCTTGCAGCTTCGCCCCCTCGATCTGCGGCTTCTGCTGAAGCTCGATGAGCTTCGGGTCGGGCGGCGGCGGCGGCGGCGGCTGCACTTGCTCGGCCGGCACGAAGAACTTGTTCGCCGACCCGAAGCCCGCCGCCTTCTCGATCTCTTGCAGCGTGTTGGCGACGTGCTTGGGCGTCGTGACGTTTAGCGGCAGCGTCTGCAACTGCATCCCAAGCACCATCTGGAGGTGCGCCATGAGCTGCTCGCGGTTGCCCGTGCCCATGCCCACATTGATGCGTAGGTCACGCCGCGTTTTCCACGTGCGCGGGTCAACGACCGCCCACTGGCCGCGCAGGCGCACCACCGCCTGCTTGTGGCCGTGCTTCAGAATCGTTTCGTGGACGATGCTGAACAGTTCTTCGACGCCCGCAGCGAACACCCGTGCAATCTGCTCCACACGCTGCGCCGCCGACGACGTAAGCTGCGCCACGCCCGAGGCGGTGCGGTTCAGCGCGTTCTGATCGACGCCCGTGAAGTACGAATTCACGCCGGCACGGTTCTGCCGGATGGAGTCCATGTACTCCAAACCCTGCATCGCCTGCGGGAAAATGTTCGGCGTCACTAGCGGCAGCGCATCAGCCCGCACGTCCCCGTTGCCGTCCGAGCGCACGATGCCGCCCGGCACCGAGGTCAGCATGTCGTCGAGGTTGATGTTGCCGTTAACGATCGTGCGCGGGTTGTTGGCGAGGAACAGATTGTTGATGCCCTGCCTGAGCATCATCGTCTTGATCTCCTGAATATCGGAGACCATGTCGTCCACGCTGATGCCGACGTGCCGGTGCGGCATCGGGGCGGGCACGATGCACGACACGGGGATGCGGTTGCATTCCTCGTGGTACAGCACCGTGCGGCCAACGACCATCACGTACTGAAGCTCGGCGATGCCGTCCTCGTCCGTGTCGTGGCGAATCCACACCATCCGCACCTTGACGCGGCGCATCGCCGGGTCGACTTGCGAGATGTCCTCACCGTCGGCCACGTCCTCGCCGAACTGGTCGCGCGCCTCGTCCTCTTCGGTGTCCGTCTCGCCGCCGTCGTCCGCGATCTCGTCGGGCACGTCCAGGCCCATCGCGCGCAGGTAGGAGATGGTCCGCATCTCCCAATACTCAAAGTAGTCGCAGTCGGCCAGTTGGAACGACGACGTGCGGTGCCCGACCTTGACGCGCTCGGGCGGCAGCACGCAAATCTTGACGTAGCCCTCTTGCCGCGTCTTGCGAACCACCACGTCGTACACCATCGGCGGCGGGGGAGGCGGCACCATGACCGGCTGCCCCGTCATCGGGTCGATAACCTGCTGCGGCGGCGGCTCGACGTAGTCGGGGTCGGGATACTCGTCCGACTGGATCAGTTCAAGCGTCGGATCTTCCAGCAGTTTCGCAAGCGACTCGGGCGACTGCCGCTCGTACTTCTCCTTCTCGACTTGCTTGGACGTGTCCCAGTACGCCATTGCATAGGCGTTCTTGGTCATCAAGGCGTCCATAAACCAGTCGTGCGTAATCTGGAACCACGGATTAAGGCGCTGGATGACGTACGACGTGTACGCGGACTCTTGGTCGGCTTGCTGCTCGTCGCCCGGCTCGGACGGCTCGAATACGCAAATGTCCTCGCTCGACGTGAAGATGCGCGTCAGGCTCGGGATAATCCAGTTGATCGTATCGAACGTGTCGCGCGAGACGACGGCCGACGTGCCCTCGGGCGCAGGATAGAGCGACGAGTCGCCCAGGTAACGCGAGATGGCGCGCGAACGCTGCGCGGAAAGCTCGCCCTCGCTGTCGCTGCCATAGGACGCGCTCTCGGCCGCGTCGATGGCGTTCAGCAGGCGATCGAAGTCCTGAGCCATTACGCAGCCTGCGGTGCCTTGCGGACGCGCTGGGCAGCCTCCAGCAGCGCCACACGCGCGACCAGTTCGGCAATGCGCGCATCCATCTCGACGTTGTGCTGGCGCTGCTCGTCCAGGCGCTGCTCTAGCTCTTTCAGCCGGTTGTGGATCGCAATGCTCATCGGATGCCTATGTTCGGTCGGGGCAACGGGCGCTTCTCTTTGGGCGGCTCGTAAGCCACGCACATCAACCCAAAGGCATCGCTGCCATGCGACGCCCAGTCGTGCTCGGGGCCGAGGCCAATGCCCCGTTCCTCGTCGCGTTTTTCGTGATACCAACCCAACGCGTCAATGCCGGGCTGCGTCGTCGTCTCGTTGAACCAGATGGACGGGAACAGGCGCCGCGCCGCTTCAATGCGCGCCTTGGCAGCGCCCTTGCCCTGGTTGGGCACGACGGTCACCTTGTAGCCGGCCTGACGCAGCGCCGACTCGTAAGACACGTCGAACACCTTGTCATGCGTCGAGCCGTCGTGCGGCAACCAAAATTGCAACCGCTTCGGCCCGTAGTCACGCTCGCGCAGCCATTCAAGGTGCGTCGCTAGCGGCTGGCCCACCGCCTCGTAGTAGTCCAGCACGCGAATCTGCATGCCGACGAATTGCGCGATCCACATGGCAAAGGCGTCTGCCCTCGCACCCGTGCCGCCGATGTCGACAAAAGCCCGCAGCGTCATCAGCGGGTCGGCAGGCACCGCACCGATGCGCTTCTGCTGCCGCGCCTGGATGATGTGCTTGGCGAAGTAGGCACCCTCGACCACCGAGACGAAGCCGCCTTCCCATATGTGGTCGTACTGCTCGGGGCGCTGCGTCTCGTCGCGCTTCCTCTGCCGCTCCAGCACTTCGGGGAAAGCTGGATTGTCGCGCCAGTTCAGTTCGACGACCTTGTATCGCGGGTCGGTCGCCTCACGGAACCGCTTGTGCGTCGCGGACCGCTTCGACTCAGGGTTCCACGTAACCCACAGTTCGGACACGTCCTCGCGCAGCGTGGGAATCAGTTTCGTCCACGCTTCCTCGGTGACCGGCTCGGCCTCGTCCACCCAGCACAGCAAGATGCGCGACTTCGACTTGACGCTGTCGATGTTGCGATCCAGCCCAGTGAACTTGTACGAGATGCGTCCGTCGCGGGTGCGGACGTACTTCTCGCCGATGTCGAAGTGCGGCAGCAGCCAGTCCTCGGAGCGGATCGCCGCCTTGATCTCCTCCAGCGAAGAATCGTCCAGCGAGTTCATGAACTGCCGGCCGCACAGGATGATGCCCTCGCGCCCCGACATCGCCCACATATAGGCGCGGACCGCCGTCATCTTGGCGAAAGAGCGCGTCTTGCCGCTGCCCCGTCCGCCATAGGCGCCCCGCACGTCCGCCTCGCCGACGAACACCTGCCGCAGCTTCGGCGGCAGCGCGATGTCAGCCTGCACTTGGCGTCAGATCGACCAGCCGGATCTCGGTGACGAGGGGCGCCCCGTCGGGGCCGCTGATCTCGGTCTGCTGCGGCGCGTTGGACAGAGTCTTGTCCAGCAGGATCTTCGCCGCCTGCACTTGCGTTGCCGTCATCTCGACGTTCCCAAGTGCGTGATCGGTAAGCCGGTTTACTAGCTGACTGGCCTGAATTTTGGAGCGCACCATGTCGGAATGGCGCGGATTAAGTCGTGCAGCCATGATTCCCAGCCCTTGCGGGTTGTTGGGATGAAAAGGCGCCCGCCCGACACTCAAGCCGGGCGGGGCGAAAGTCGCTTGTGGCGACTCAGGGGAGGAAACCTAGCAGCCGCGCCAAAACGCGAAAAGCCCGCGTGACGTGATGTCAGGCGGGCTATCTGCGGACGCCGCTACCCGGCAGCGCCGGGTATGGCAGGCCACAGTGCGTGGCGGGCAATACCGACATTGTGCCTAATCCGTGGGCAAAGTCAAGCGCGCCGTTGCAGCCTATTGTGCGCCGCGACCTCCGCCTCATGCACCAGCGCAGTCAAGTCCCGCGCCCGCACCCGCATCCGATGGTAGCGGTGCAGGTATCGCCGCAGCGACTCGTCCCGCATGCGGAACACGTACACGCCCGCCAGGACCGCATTGAGCGCCCGTGGGAAGCCGCGTATGGGCTGGATGGCGCGCCACACTGCCAGCGCGTCCAGCTCATCGATCTCGCTGCGTGCGCGGCGCCTGTCCGCTTCCTCGTCCTGCGTCAGCCGCTCGGGACGGTAGCGCCCTTCGATGGACTGGCACGTCGCGGGGCCGCCGGAGCCTGAGCGCGACCAGCGTCCGTAGTTCGTGAGCCTGTCGCGGGTATAGCGCAAGTCGGCGCTCATCAGCCAGCCCTCCGTGGCGTTCATAGTTCCTCGTCGTAAACGTCCGAGAACTGACGCAGCCCTTCGTACGCTTCTCGCCAACGCTTCTGCGTGTAAAACCCTGCGCCGTAATCCCGGTCCTCGCCGTGCATCTGCTGCGTAAGATCCCGCACCGCCCGCAGCGCGTTCTCGATCGTCAGCAGCGTCGCGGCGTGTTCACGGTCCCGCGCGGCTGACGCAGGCCATCCCGCTCGCGCAGCGCGTCTTGCAAGCAAAAGTTGCCGCGTGGCCTCGTTCTCCAGCCACGCAATCATCTCGTCCAGCGTCATCGCTTGCACCCCGTTAGTCGCTCTATCAGCGTCTCCACCCGCCACACATCGGCCCTCGGCGACTGCTCGCGCACCGCATCCAGCCGCGCCATGAACCGCGCATACGCCTCGCGGTCGGGCGGGTCGCACGTTGCGCGGAAGGCGAGTTCCTCTCTCATGTCATCTTCAATCGCGTGCAGTGCGGGCGTCACTTGGCGAACCTCACCTCGAAACACAGCCAGCACGCCGCCCACTGCCACGGGCTGCGCGCGATGAACGGTGTCCACGTCCAATCGTTGCGGTCGGTGCTGATGGCAAACATGAGCGTCATAGATCCCCCCGCAGCAGCGGCAGAAAATCGTCCAGCCGCAGCACCACGCGCCACGGCTGCCCGTCCTGGCGGAACGCGACGATAGGCACGTCGCCGTCCTTGCACGCTTCCTCGACCTGTCGCAACCACGCCGGGATGGCGAGCTTGTTGTGCCGCTTGCACTCGATGCGATAGCGGCCGATGGTGATGTCGTCGCCGCCTTCGCGCGATTGCCCGAGGTTGCGCTTGACGACGGTGCCGAGCGATTCGGACAGCAGCGCGGCTAACTCGCGTTCCGCGCTGGCCCCACGCCTGCGTTCACGCGCGCCCATCAGCGCGCGTTCCCGATCTCGGCTGCGGCGCGGACGATGACGCGGCGGGTGGCGGCCCACGGATCTTCGCCGGCAGGCTCGTCGCACGGCGCAAAAAACCGGCCGTCCGCGAGCGGGTACGTCGCCTGTGCATTGCCGTTTCGGCACGACACCGCGATGCCCAGCCGCACCGCCAGCCGCAGCGCGTCGCCGTCGTCGGTGAGCGGGTTCCATAGTTGCGCCGTGTCCAAGTAGCCGACGTAATTCCAGAGCGCGCCGTGCTTACCAGACCGGGGCGGGTACTCGCTTTCAGTCCAACACACGGCGCCAGATTCAGGCGCTCCAAATCCCGCCGCCTTCGCCGCCGCCTCCAGCAGTTCCCGATCCGTCATGCTGCCTCCGAAAACAAGTCCGCCGGCACGTCCGCCAGCACGCCCCACTGCGCCGCCATAGCCCGCGCGATGCCGGGGAATGTGCGGCTGCGTTCCTTCCAACGATCGGGGCCTGGCGGCATCATGTGGACGCGCGGCTCGCGGCCTTCCACGATGTCCGTCGGCTCCAGCGGCGGCAGGTTCTTCAGCCACAGGCACGTCGCCTTGACCTCGCCGTGCCCAAACTGCCACGGCTGGATCGTCTGCGTAGCCGGCACGATATGGCTGCTGATGATCGACACCGGGTTCTCAATGCAGATGCGCGGGATGTCGGCCAGCATGAGCATCCGCACAAACGCCAGTGCCTCGGCCTGCTCCGCGCGCTTCTCGCTGAACCAGCGTGCGCCCGAGACAGCCAGGTGCGTGCAGGGCGGGTGCGCGATCATCAGGTCCCACGACTCGCCCAGCACGTCGCGCACGTCGCCCTAGTAGTGCGGACCAGGCACCTCGGTAGGCAGCAAGTCGCACGACATGGCGTCATGGCCGAGTGCGCGGAAGGCGTCGCGCACCGTACCGCTGTATTCGCACGCCACTAGCACTCTCATTGCGTTGCCCGCGACATGGCGACAAGAGCGGCGACTAGTGCAGCGCGCATGTCCCGGCGCGCGTCATCAACAAATTGGCCGCCAACGTCACGCCATTGACTATTGCGCCACCAAGCGTCCAGCGCCGCATCGATCATCTGGTCCGTAACCATGCCGTCAGTCATTCGCCCGCACCTCCACACCAAGCTGCTCCAACCGCGCCATGAACGCCGCCGCCTCCGTCTCGTTCGCCCGCCCCAGCACGCGCGCGATCAGCACCGCCTGCACCGCCGCCCTGTCGTAGCCCTTGCCGCTGCGTCCGACCGCCTCCGCGACGCTCCTCGCTTGGCAGCAGAAAAGGCCGCTGGTGAACACGGGCCAGTCCTCGCGCTCGGCTCTCAGGCAGTCGGGGCACACGTCGGTCATGCGGCACCCTTCCGCGCCAGCTCGCGCAGCAGCTTGTCGACCGCGTCGATCCGCTGCCCGATGAAGTCCATCACGTTGACCGCCATGCTGTTGCCGAGCGCCTTGTACCTGGGGCCGTCGGCCGCAGGCTTGCCCCGGTAGGGGACGAGCGTGAAGTCGTCCCGATAGCCCATCAGACGCTCGCATTCGCGCGGCGTCAGCCTACGGACCGCCATCGGCGACGCCACATGCATCCGCGACTGCTTGACCAGCGTCGGCACCGGCAGGCCCGGCTCGACTCGCGTGCGAATCGCACGCGAGGTGATCTGCACGGCGTCGAAGGCGTCCGCCGCCGTCGCGCACCCTTGGGCACTGCCAGTGCCCAAGGCATGGCACGCGCCCTCGCTCGAGATCGGGTCTTGCGTCGGGTGGAAGGCGATGGGCGACATGACCGCTGTCGTCGTGCTGTTCTCGACGCCGCTCGGGATGCGCGAACGCAGCGCCGATGCCGTGTCGCAGAACGACGCCACGGAGGTCGTGCCGTCAGTGCCGTGAATCGTCACGCCCGCCGGCACCAGCGGCGTCCCGCGCCCCGTACCGTCCTCGCTCGCGTCGAAGCCTTCGGCGCGCAGGGAGTGAGCGACCATCGTCGTCGACTCCCAGTCCTGCGACGATCCCTCGCGCGTTGCGTCGCAACGCGCGACGACCGGCGCGATCACGCCCTGCCCCCGATTGCCCCGCGCCATGCCTGTGTCGAGCGTGCCGCTCAGGCCCTCGAGGACGGCGACGTTCTGGAGGTCGACGCCGACAGCAGCGCGCGGTGCAGCGCGTCCGGCAGTTCCTTGCCCCGCTTCTCTGCGCGGCGCAGGATTCCCCGACAGGCTGTCGCGCTCAAAAAGTACCGCTGCGGCAGCTCGCCAGTCTCCAAGATGTCCGACAACGAACACACGGCGGCGTCGCTGCGGGACCGCTCGGGGAAACCGTTGTGTTCGGACGTACTGAGCGTCCAGCACTCGGTAGGCGAACCCATACCCGAGTTCGACCATGCCCCCGAGGATGGCTCCAAAGTCCCGTCCTCCGTTCGACGACAGGACGCCGGGGACGTTCTCCCAGACCAGCCAGCGGGGGCGCAGGCGATCAGCAAGGCGCAGAAACTCGAGCGCGAGGTTGCCACGGTCGTCATCCAGTCCGCCTCGCAGGCCGGCGACGGAGAAGGACTGGCAGGGGGTTCCGCCGACGAGAAGATCGATAGCTGCATGGTCGCCGGCCTGGATCTCGGTGAAGTCGCCGCGCAGCGGCACGTCCGGGTAGTGGTGCGCGAGGACCGCGCGCGGGAACGGGTCGATCTCGGAGAAGAACGCGGGACGCCAGCCGATCGGGTGCCAAGCGGCGGTCGCGGCTTCGATCCCGCTGCACACGGAGCCGTAGATCATTCGTCATCGCTCCCCGGCTCGCGCTCCCAATCGCCACACACCCGCGTCGGCACCGTCCTATGCAGCGCACACCACACGACGACGCCGCCCGCCAGCATCGACGCGCGGCCCTCGGCGTGGCTGCAGTGGCGGCACTCAGGCGTCATTGCGCCAGCACTTCCAGCATCGCTTCGTGCAAGAAGTCAAGCCATCCTGACGACTCGCCCAACTCCCGAAGCGCCTCTAGTGCCGCGTAGGCGATAGCCGTGTTCCGCTCGCTGTCCCCTGCGGCCATAGCCGCGAACTGAATCGTCAGCCCATCTTTGAACTTATCGATTCGGCTTTCCAAGATGTCATCGTCGCTACTCATGCGGCACCCGCTTGGTCGCACCCGCCAACATCGCGCGGATCTTCGCCATCTGCTCAGCACCCGCCGCGATCTCCGCGTCGCTGCGCTTGGGCACCGGCAGCGCACGCCGATGCTCGGGCCGCACCTGCTGCTCGCGGCACAGCGCGACGAACTCCGGCAGCGTCGGCGGCCACATCGCCTCGCGCTCAGGCATCGCCTTCACGGCAGCCGCCAGCGTCGCGGCGTCAAACTTGCCGAGCGTCTCGGCCCACACAGGCACCAGTCGGTCGGTGCCTACGTCGCCCCACATCGCGGCGACCTTCTGCGCGCCGTACAACTCGGCGAACCGCTCAAACAGCCGACGAACCCAGGCGTCGGGGAGGGGCTGGTAGTGCGTCGACATCGATCACCTCCGTTGCGGGCTGTACGTCGCCCCGTAGACTCGCCATGAACGCAGCAGCGCGGCTCGATGGCGGCGCTGGCGGCGTCGCCACCCACTCGGCCTTAAACCCCGCCCAACCCCGCGAGCAACACTCAGCCAGCGCGGATTGCAGGCTAATGCCGATCTTGCGTGCCTCGCGCTCGATGCCGTCCAGTGCCGTCTGCGACACTGCCGCGCGCTTGGCCTTCCGGAGTGCCAGCCAATCCGCCCACACCGCCTCGGACACATCGACAGGGCGCGGCAGCGCGCTGTTCTCTTTCTGACGTGTAGGTGGTGGTTGAGTAATGGTTATGGGTGCACGTGCTGCGGGGGTGGGTGCATCTGCTGCGGGGGTGGGTGCACGTGCTGCACCCCTGGGGGTGCACGTGCTGCGGGGTGCATCTGCTGCGGGGTGCACGTGCTGCGGGGGTTTCGAGGGCAGCAAGTGGTAGATCGTCGAGCGCCCCGAGCGCATGTCGCGGCTTAGGTGGCCGGCCTGCTCAAGCCTGGACAGCGCCCCTTGGATAGCCCGTTCGGATAAGCCGGTGCGCTCGACCAGCAAGCGCGTGCTGGGGTACGCCTCGCCGTCGTCGTTGGCGATATCGGCAAGCGCGAGCATGACCAGCTTCTCGGTCGATCCGAGAGACAGTCGCCACACGACGCTTGAGACGTGGACGCTCAAGCCGCTTCCTTCCGCAGCACGTACACGTACCCGCCGTCCTTGCCCCGCACGCACTCGATGACGTGCCCCGCGTCGCGCAAGTCGCCAATGCGTGCGCTCGGACGCCCGGCCGCGAACCGCTCGGCAATCTCTGCCGGCGTCAGCGGGCCTTGGCGCAGCGCAGCGAGGATCAAATCCTTCTGCGCCACCGTGTTGATCGTCGTGCCCATGCGCTTCTTCGCAGCCGCCGTCGCCGCGTACGCCTTCTCGCTGCCCTTGCGCGCCCGAGACAGCGCCTCGGAGAAGTCCTGCGCCCGCAGCTGCCGCGCCATCTCGTCGCGCTCGGTCTTGCTGTGCACGCGCTTCGGCAGGCTGGCAAGCCGCGCATGGACCTCGCGCTGCTCGCGCGTCATGCCGGCACGGGCGCGCGGGCCGTAGGCGTTGACGCCGTAGTCGGCTGGCAGGGCGTCGCTCATGCCGACTTCTCGGGCACGCCGATTGCCTGTCCGAATACGTCCGGGTCGGCCTTCAACTTGCCGCCCGATAGCCGCTCAATCTGAAGCTGGCGCAACGGCGGAGGGAACTCGCCCCAATGAGAGATCGTCGGCTGGGCGCATCCGAGCGCCTGAGCGAGCAAGACCTGCGTTCCGCCGGCCCAGGCGATAGCTTCTTCAGTGGTCATGGGCCGTATTATTCATCCGTTAATCAGGCTTGTCAATCACCTTTGAATACAGTCTCGCCGGACACTTTGCCGATGAGCGAGGTCGGCAAACGGGTGCGCGGGCTGCGGAAGGCTCTGGGGCTGACGCAGGAACAACTCAGCCGCCGGGCGGGGGTGTCGCAGCCGACGATCTCGCACATTGAGCGCGGTCACACGGCTGACCTGACCGGCGCGAACCTGTCCGCGCTGTGCGTCGTGCTACGCACAAACGCGGATTTCCTGCTACATGGCAAGGGATCGCCGAGTCCGCCGCTCCAGGCCGAACTTGAAGAACGCGAACTGATCGACCTGTTTCGGCAAATGAGCCCGGACCACCAACAGGCGCTCCTGACGTTTGTCCGCTCAATGAACAGCAGCGGCGGCGCGCCCAACGAAACCAATCCGTTTCCCGCAGCAAAGCGCGCCGAAGCCCGCTGACGCGACTTTTTTACCCCCGGTGTATTGACGGCTGAATATTCATCGGTTAGTATTTCTCCATCGCGCCAATCCCGGCGCAGGAGGACGAGATGAAACGGTTCCTGGCGGCTCTGGCCCTTGCCACCACGGCGACGGCGGCATACGCGGCTTGCACGACGCACACGTTCATCCAGAACGGTCGAACAGTCATTTGCTCGACGTGTTGTTACGTCGGCGGCAACTGCACCACGACCTGCTGGTAAGGGGCGCGCCATGTACCACCGTGACCCCCCCGAAGTCCGCGACGCCTACCGCGTGTACGGCCAGCAGCGCCGCGCAGAGGAAGCGCGCGAGGACGCCATCGCGCGCTCGATGGACGACACGCTCCAGAAGTTGCGCGCCGCGCCGCTCCAGCGCGTGACCGCGTGGTGGGACGTGCGCCCGGTCGCGCCGCTGATGCACGACGTTGTCGCTTGGGTGCTGGAGACGCACGACAGCCCCGAGGACACGCTCGGCAAAGCGCTGATCGACGGCTTCATGGCGCGCGAGAAGCTGTTCGAGGCGTATGCGCTGGCCCGCGCCGAAGCGGAGACGCGCAACAGGGACTTTGCGAGCGAACAACTGGACAACGCAGCGTGGGAGCGGGGTGGCATGTGCTGACACTTCACAAGCGACGCCGCATCGGCGGCACCGTGACCTACACCACGAACCGTCACGCGCAGTCTTGGCGCGATCAGGCGGCAAACGACGACGGACTCGACGCGGCGCGCGGCATCTTGCTGGCGTGCGCGCTCGGTGCGCTGGCGTGGGCCGTGATCGGCGGGCTGCTGTGGTGGGCGGTCGAGGTCTACGTCGGAGCGCAGTGATGACGCACGTATTCCGCTACGTCATCACGGGCCGCACCGGCTACGAAACGCTGCGCAACTTCGTCGCCGCGACGCGCGACGAGGCCGACGACATGGCCGAGGAGTTCCGGCGCTCGCGGGAGTACGTGGACGCGCGACTGGATGCGATCGACGGCGTGGAAGTGCCGCAGGACGGGCCAAGTGAGTGACGAGCAGCGATTCCAGGCGGAAGTGATGGACGAACTACAGCAACGGGAGCAGAGCATGGACACCGACAAGATCAGCGCCGCGATGGCGAAGGCGTTCCCGGCGATCGAGGGCGCGGTCAAGGGCAAGGTCAACCCGGCCTTCCGCAGCAAGTACGCGGACCTGTCGTCCGTCATCGACGCGATCAAGCCGCACTTGGCCGAGCATGGGCTGTGGTTCATGCAGCGCACGCACCCGGTAGACGGCGGCGTCGGCGTGGAGACGATCATCTACCACGCGTCCGGGCAGTCGATCAGCGGCGGCGTGCTGCGCCTGCCGGCGGGCAAGCAGGACGCGCAGGGGTACGGCAGCGCGCTTACCTACGCGCGGCGCTACTCGCTGATGGCGGCTTTTGGCGTGCCGGCCGAGGACGATGACGGCAATGCCGCTGTGGGGCGCCAGGAAGCCCGCCAAGCGCCTGCCGCGCTCCCGGACGAGCATCGGGCCATCCGCGACATTGCGGACGCCTGCATCGCGCTCCACGCAGCCGCCGTGACGGCGTTCGACCGCGACAACACCGACACCAGCGGGTTTTGGGAGTTGCACCGCACCGCCAGCAAGGTGCAGGGCGAGGACCGCAACATCCTTTGGGAATACCTCGCTAGGCACTCGGCCGTGCGCGCTGCGATCAAGGAATACGCAGGTTACGCGCGGTCTGAGCAGCAGGCGAAGGTGGCGGCGTGACGCAGCGGATCTTTGTCCTGAGCGCCGACCCGTACTACCGGCAGGCGCTCGCCTACATCGACCGCGAGTGGCGCGCTGCGGCCCGCGACGGGCGTCCGCTGCGGGTGCGCGTCACCGACCAGCCGACGCGCACGCTTGAGCAGAACGCGGCGATGTGGGCGGCGCTCGACGACATTGCGGCACAGGTCGAGTGGCACGGGCAGCGTTTGTCGGCGCAGGAGTGGAAGGACATGGCAACGGCGGCGTTGAAGCGGCAGAAGGTCGTGCCGGGCATCGACGGCGGGTTCGTCGCGCTGGGGTTCAGCACGTCGCGCATGACGAAGGCGCAACTGAGCGAGTTGCTGGACTTTCTGTACGCATTCGGCGCCGAACATGGCGTTAAGTTTTCGGACCAACACACGGAGCAAGCGGCATGAGCCAACAGTACGACAACGAGCTGCGCGGGATCATCGGCAAAAACGACCGCAAAGGCGACAACGAGCGAGCGCCCGACATCAAGGGCCAGTGCGAGATCCTAGGCGTGCAGTACTGGATCAGCGGGTGGAAGAAGGACAAGCGCGACGGCAGCGGGTCGTTCTACTCGTTGAGCTTCGAGCCGAAGGAGACGGCGCCCGCGAAGGCCGCTCCGAAGAAGCAGGCGGCGCGCGATGACGATGCCGACGCGATCCCGTTCTGACATGACCATCGACACCGCCCGCCTGCGTGCGCTCGCGGAGGCTGCGCTCAATGCGGACGACGCCTGCGACCGCGCTGAAACGGAAGGCGCGCGCAGCGACGAATTGCAAGCGGCCATCAACGATGCCGAGGACGCGACGCAAGACTTCCGCAATGCCGCGACACCTGAAAACGTCCTCGCCCTGCTCGCCGAGCGCGACGCCCTCGCCGCAGACGCGCGGCGGTATCGCTTCATCCGCGATGCAGACAGGTCCGGCCATCTGGACCATGAGCTTCGGATGTATGCAATGGAGACGCTCGACGAATACGTCGATGCTGCGCTGGAAGATGAAGCCGCGCTCGACGGCGCGAAGGGGACGACATGAGCACAGGCGATCCAGAGATCCACGGCGGCCGGCTGTCCGCTGCGCCGTGCCGTGGCTGGCCCGAGTGCCCGCGCTGCAATGCCCGGCGCACACAGTTCTGCGCCGCCCCGCCGCCCGCCGCCGATGCGGTGACGGACGCGATGGTCGACCGCGCGCTTGACGCATGGTGGGGCTGCACCCCGCCGAGCGCCGGCTACGCGCCCGACGAACGGGATGACATGCGGCTCGCCATCGCCGCCGCGCTGGCCGCGAGGAGCGAGAAATGACACCCACCACGCCTACGGAGGCACACATGAGCGACACCATCAGCATCAACGGAATCAACTACGTTCGCGCCGATGCGCGCCCGACCGGCACGCGTTGTGTCGTCGTCGTAGATAGAGGCTGGATTTTCGCGGGCGATGTGACGCGAGAAGACGGCCGCATCCGCATCAGCCGCGCGCTGCACGTTTTCCGGTGGGAGTCCATCGGGTTTGCAAAAATGGTGGAAACGGCCGAGGCGGACCTGCGCCCCATCGCAGATGTGGACATGCCCGCCGACGCGGAGATTTTCTGCGTGCCGGTCGCGGACAATTGGGGGCTGTGATGAACGCGGCGACGCGCCCTGTCGGCTACGGCGACGGCTACGGCAACGGCTACGGCGACGGCTACGGCGACGGCGACGGCTACGGCTACGGCTACGGCGACGGCTACGGCTACGGCTACGGCTACGGCAACGGCTACGGCAACGGCTACGGCTACGGCTACGGCAACGGCTACGGCTACGGCTACG